GTCCAAGTGTCGCGGATCGCGGGCCTTTGTGATTCGCACCTTCTGGCGGATTGGCTGGCGGGTGAGGTTCATGGCATCAACGTCAGTTGCCGTATTTTCGAGGCAACTTCCTTTCGCGTCATGGAATAATTCTCTAATGGCGTGGCGAGCCTTGCAATCTGTGAAAGCCGCATGGCGATGAAATTCGGCTTTTCTGTTGGTATAATGATTGATCGTGCCGCGCCCGGTATTCTGGCGATATGACCAGCCCTCTCAAGAGCGGTTATAATCCGGTGTACGCCGCTCTTGCTTTTAAGCCCTGCGGCGTCTGCTAGCTCTTGCATGGAGGGGCAAACGCCAGTTGCGTCTATTGCCGATTTTATGGCATCAAGCATATTTTTCTGTGCCGGTGTCATCCGAACCCCACAATGAAATTCTCAACGGCGCGGTCCATGTCCTCGCCCGTCCAGTTGGTGAGAAACTTCGCCAAGATCACATCGACCACGGCGGAGTAGAGTTTTTGAAACTCGGCCTCGTCCATATTTGCGAAGGCAATGGATTTGGCTTTTAAGCGCCATTCGCCTCGAGTATTGGCCCGCAATTCGTGATAGCCAGCCAAGACTGTCACATCTTCGCGGAACGTCTCATACGAGCATTGGGCGGGGCCGAACGGCGTTTCGATCTGCGGCTTGTCCCAGTTCTGATAGGCCACATTCAGCATGGCGAAGAACTTTCGGTGAAACTTGCCGTTGCGGGGGATGGTGACATTGGCAAGCACACGCGCGCCAGGCTTGGCTTTGGTAAACCACTCCGCTGCCTCTTCCCCATCAGGGACTAGTCCATTAGCGCCGCGTATGAAGCCAAGGTTCGCCATCAGAACGGAATCTCGTCGTCCATGACGCGCCTGTCGGCCTCAGCCGCAGCCGTGCCTTCGTAGCCGGGGGGCATGTTGACGTGCCCCTCTCCGGGCTTGTCGAGCATGACGAGCGTTGAGCCAAAGGCGCGAAGAACAACCTCTGTCGAGTACCTGTCAGTGCCGGATTGGTCCTGCCATTTGCGGGTTTCCAGTTGCCCCTCAAGGTAGACCTTGGAGCCTTTGCGCAGGTATTGCTCGGCCACCTTCACAAGTGGTTCACTGTGAATGGCGACGGAATGCCACTCGGTGCGCTCCTTGCGCTCACCAGAGGTTTTATCGCGCCATGTTTCCGAAGTGGCGATACGCATGTTGCAGACCTTGCCGCCGTTGGGGAATGTGCGAACCTCTGGATCACGGCCAAGGTTGCCGACGATGATTGCGCGATTGACTGATCCGCTCACTTCTGCGGCTCCTCTTCTGTTTTCTCGTCCATGAGGGTCTGGAATACGTCGAGCAGGTTGTTATAGAGGTCGTCCTGCTTGCTCGCCAAAAGGTCGATGAATTGGGCGTTGCGGTCCCAAGCGCCAGACAGACCAGCGCCAGTCTTTGCAGCGTGAAACTGCTCTTCGATGGCGCGCGCCGCCTCAACCGCAAGCTGGCGAGGCGTCATGCCCTTTTGCCACTTTGCGCCTTTTGGCATTCTGATGCCGTCGCCCGTTTCAAAGTTCTCGTTGACTGGTTCGGGAAGGCGCTTGGAGCTTGACCGCAAGTCTCCCTCAACCGTTTCTTCCGTCGATATGCCGAGCATTGCTGTCAGGGCGTATCGCTTCGCCACCTGCACCGCCGCCTGATAAGCTTGCGCGTTCCCGAGGTCGTTCCCCTTCATGGGCTTGATCGGCCATGTGCCGGACGCGGTAGCGCCGCTGGAGTGGCAAATGACGGTCGTCAATTCCGTTCCCGTTGGGAATTGCATGACTGTCAGGCCATGCTCCGACAGCACGGGATCAATCGCGTCGAATACGTCAGACAGGTCTGCGTACTTGTAGCTGTACTGGCCTTTTTCGTGCTTGACGGTGGCGACACGGGTTTTCGGGATAGGCGGAAACTCTCCGCGCGCCTTCGACAAAGAAGCGTAAAGCCCGCACTGGTTAATTGACAGGACGGGGGCTGAAACCGGATCCGCCTCAATGATTGTCGTTTCGGCGTTCATTGCACTTGGCTCCACTCGGTTACGGTCCAGAAGTTGTTCCACGACTGCCACAAGCACAGGCCGATAACGGCGATGAAGGCTGCGGCGAGAATGTGGGTGATGGCTTGGGGCTGGAGGCGCATCACGCTGCCTCCAACGAAGCGTACCCGTGATAGTCGCGCAGGCTCTCGGCGGCGCGGACCTCCAGAGCAATCACGGTGGCCCTGTCGAGGATTTGGATAAGCTGATCGCGGTTGATGGGCAGGCCGCCGATTTTCGTTGCGATGAATTCGCACGACCAGCCGCCGCTCTCGCCAACCGACTTGTCAGCGTTTTCCCACGAGGCGTCGAACTCAGCGGCAAGGTCTTCGACCGTCCAGCCGTTGTCTGTGGTCAGGTTGATTTCGCGTTGGATAAGCATTGTCGTCTCCCTTATGCCAAGAGCATTTTGCGGAGTTGTTTCTCTTGGGCGTCCCATGCGGCGGCCTCTGCGGCTTCCCCTGCGGCCCGTGCGGCGTCCCGTGCGGCGGCCCATACGGCGGCCCATGCGGCGGCCCGTGCGGCGTCCCGTGCGGCGTCCCGTGCGGCGTCCCGTGCGGCGGCCCCTGCGGCCCGTGCGTCCCCTGCGGCCCGTGCGGCGGCCCGTGCGGCGGCCCGTGCGGCGTCGGTGGTCTCGTCGTTTCGAAGCATCGCGATTTGATCCCGAACGCGCATGTCATTCGGGCGCTCGGCTTCGAAAATGTGCAGAACCTGCTCGGCGCACCACGCCTGAAAATGGCGTGCCAGACGATCATCCGGCATTGCGTAGGACAGTACCCAAAGCGCGTCATCAATCCCGTTGCTGTCCAGAACGGTCAGGAGTTGCAGCGGTTCATCATCGGCTTTGGTTTTACCGAGATAGGCAAGAAGCTTTTCCCATCCCTCACGGCATGGCAGCGCTTCGCGAATGCGGTTCAGTGTGGTGGTAGAGGCGTATTCCGGCATCTGTCGTCTCCCATCCGGTTGGTTCCGGTATGGGATGACTATATGTCCGCCATTGAGGACACGTCAAGAGGATTGTTCGCTTTAGCGGATAGTTTTTTGGGTTGCGAGATTCGCAAAGAAAAACCCCGCCGGAGCGGGGCAATGTTAGTGTGACGCTTTCCGCCAGGTAATTATCGGAAATTTTCGCGACTGATGCACATCTTCTAAAGTGGACGCTTGAACTGTCCGCTAAAGAGGATATAGTCGCGACATGAGCACCAAACACGCAAATCTCCTCGCCGAAATCGACGCATTTCTCTCTGAGTTTCAGATGGGGGTGAGTTACTTCGGCAAAGTCTCGGTTGGCAACTCTGAGGTTGTCGCGCGCCTGAGATCGGGCGGGCGAGTGTGGCCGGAGACTGCTGCAAAGCTAAGAGCGTTCATGCGCCTAAAGCGCTCCGAGTCCGCTCAGATGGATGCGGCCCAATGACCGCTTCAAATTCATTCATAACACGCACCTCTTATGGGTGCTCGTCTCGTAACTTGCCTGTTCACGGCGAAGAAAGGCACGATTCGGGCAATCGGGGAACTCGGCTTTTCGTTGCTAACGAAAGTGCAAGTGACCGCGCGGAGACGAGCGAATGAACGCCCACGCTCCACTTGTGCACTACAACGCTGCCTGTGTTGCGCTTGCCGCCGCCAAGTCTACCGACGAGGTAAAAGACTGGCGTGACAAGGCCGAGGCAATGCGCGCCTATGCGCACCAATCGAAAAACCGCCAGCTTGAGATTGACGCTGCCGAAATCCGCATTCGCGCAGAGCGTCGCTTGGGCCAGTTGATTGCGGAACAGAAAGAGACGGTAGGGCTGGCGACTGGCGGGAAGCCATATCAGTCTACCGGTTCCGATATAGTACCGGTAGAAACGCGCGCCCCAACGCTTGCCGAGATTGGCGTTGATAAAAAGCTGTCCAGCCATTCGCAGAAGGTTGCGGCAATCCCCGAAGACGACTTCGAGAACATTGTCGATGAATGGCGCGATTCACTGAAAACCGCAAACGAGCGCGTCACAACCAATATCCTCGCCGCCGCCGAAAAGGCCGCAGGAAAGCCCCACGTCGCCAACAACAGCGGCAATAATGAATGGTACACTCCGGCTGAGTTTATCGAGGCGGCGCGCTCAGTCTTGGGCAGGTTCGACTTGGACCCGGCCTCGTCCGAAATCGCTAACGCCACGGTAAAAGCCGATAAGATATTCACCGCAGAGACGGACGGGCTTTCGCAGGACTGGCCTGTCGGCAGGATCTGGATGAACCCGCCCTATGCGCAGCCGCTTATGGGCCAGTTTGCCAGCAAATTCGCTGAGGCAGTTCGCGGCGGTTCCTCTGGAATTGTGCTAGTGAACAACGCGACGGAAACGGCATGGTTTCAAACCATTGCCGCAGAATGTTCAGCAATCTGTTTTCCCCGCTCGCGCATTCGGTTTCTGGACCCGGAGGGGAACCCTGGCGCACCGCTTCAAGGACAGGCAATCGTATATTGCGGCAACGACCGCGCTGCCTTTCGTGACGCTTTCTCAGCCTTCGGACTGGTGGTGTCACATGGGGACATTTGAGCGCAACCTTGCCACGGGCCAACTGGGTGAAAGCGCTATTTCAAAATGGCTGCAAGAGAGAGGCCATGCCGTATTCCCCGCCTATCAGATTGAATACAGCACGGGGAAGGGGCCGCAGCTATTTGCCAAGTATGGCGACCTCGTGTTGCCAGACCTGCTGGCATTTCGAGACGGCAAGATTCAGTGGTTCGAGGCCAAGCATAAGTCCTGTTTCACATGGCATCGCAACAGCGAGAAGTGGGTTACCGGAATAGATTTGCGCCACTATGGCGAATATCAGGAAGTAGCCGCGCGCACGTCTCTGCCGGTATGGCTCCTGTTCCTTCACCAGAACCCCAAACCATCAGAAAGCGACTTGGGATATGGATGCCCAAGCGCCTGCCCAACCGGGCTATTCGGCAACGAAATCAACACACTTGCAGCTTGCGAAAATCACCGCTCCGACCGTTACGGACCGTCCGGCATGGTTTATTGGGCGTATGAAAGCCTTCGCCTGTTTGCAGATACAGGGGAGGTTACGCAATGACATGGCTTCATGCTTTCTTTGCAAATCTTCGGTGGCCCCGTTCGGCTACCAGCAACCCGGCCTTCGTTCACAGCGCACCGACCCCCGCCGCATATGGGCCTGTAGCGACCACAGAGACGCCGCAGAAGCAAGG